GAGCATCAAGAATTTGCTGCTTCTCCATTGCTTTCGCAGGATAAAAAAGATTATGCTTCATCACTATAAAATCACTTTTTGAAATTTCTTTATTTTCATATTTTTCAATTAAAGTATTGATTTCATTTTCGTACCACTCTACTGCTGTTTGCTTTTTCATATCAGTATTCATTTTTAAAATAAACTTAATTGTGCCTGGATCAATGTAAAAGCTTCATCATAATAGCAGAATTCTTCCTGACAATTACTGCATTCATACACGCCTTCCAAAAACGTCAATGGCTTCAAATAGTAGCTTGGTCTTTGAAATTGTTTGCAGTTACATGTAGGGCATTTGAAATACATATCGTGCTTTATGCCTTTGATATCCGTGTACTGCATCTCAATATTCATTTTGATTATTGATTTCTTCCATGTACCGCTGCTTCCGGTATTCAGTAAATTGGTATGGCTTGTTTTGGTATACCTTAAACCACCTGCTTTCCTTCCATTCGGGCAGCGCATCATACTCATCCAGTATTTGCTTTTCAAATGGTGATGTGCCTTGTCGCTTTGCTTCCGGCTGTGGTACTTCCTTATGCGCTATCTTATCGTACACATCTTTCATTGCGCTTTCAATCTGCGGGTGATTGAACACTTCATAGATATTGTTGTTGGTTTGCTCTTGACTACGCATAGCATTTATGTGGGCATTGCGTTCCTGCTCAAACTTATGCACCCACTCATTCAGTATTGACAAGTCCAGGCGATTGTAGATTGCACCGTACAATCCTGCTGCACCACGATCTAAACACAACTGGATATCTTCAAGCGAGTATATCCAATGATGCTCGACAAAGTGTTCAGCAGCAAATTTGATTTGCTCATTGTTCATGTTCTTATCAATGTTCAGCATCGCGCAGCACCGGGCAATGAGCATTGATATTTTGAACTTAGTTTCATTTCTATCAATCGCTCGAAGCTTGCTGATTTTGTTGCATTTCACGCTCTCGTGCAAAGTCAGCTGCGATTTCGGTTGCCACTGTTGTATAGTGTGCGACGTTGTCAAACTTTGGTTTTGTTCCATATTTATTTAATTTTTGATTTTGTTCAAATTTAAACGCATTGTTCATCCACTTGCGGATGGTTGATTCCCACGATACAATTTTCGCCCCCCCGGTGGTTTTCCATCCAGTGCTTGTGTAGTGGTCAAAACAATTTTTACTTTCCGAAACAATTTTTGATTCGGGCCATTTACCACCTGATTTCATATTCAACTCACCCATCAAATTATAAATATCGTTTTCGGTTGGTGGTGTAAACACCACTCTATTGTTTCTTTGTTTCTTTGTTTCTTGGTTTCTTTGTTTATCTATAGGGGCACTGCTGTGTTCAATGCTGTGTTCAATGCCGTTGCTATGCTGTATCAATGCCGTATCCAATGCCGTGTGCAATGCTGTGGCTTTTTTGCTACGGCATATTGATATTATTGTGCTGCTATACTGGTTCTTAGATTCACTTATGATTTGAATGAAATTCCATTTAGCTAAATCACTAAGTGCATCCAGGTATGTGCGCTTAGTTCCAATGTGCAAACCTTCCATTGTGGCATTGGTTGGTATTCCGAACTGCTCTTTCCATCCAAGGCGGTTGTTAAGTTCAATGATCCACATGAACAAAGCAGTATGTTGACACTTCACCTCTGAATGTTCAAAGGCAAAATCAAACCATTTTCGGGAAAGGTCGTAACCATTATTAGTTTTCATAGAAACTAAATACCCACCACTACACACAAAGGCGACCCAGTGCACGATTGTGCTTATGGCAATGCGGTAATGGTGGGATTTAAAAATATTTTCATCTGAGTCGCAATGCAAAGATAGTCAAACTATCTCTACTTCCAAATTAATGTGGCAATCATAAATCCGATTATTGCACCTGCTGCCATGATTAGCATCATCTTAGCGTTGCTGTTATCGCATTCAACCTCTTTGATGATAGGCTGTGGCGTGGTCACCGGTGCTTTGCGGATTGGTTGCAGTGTAAGTTGTCCAACCTTCATTGAATCAGTATTTAACCTGCGAACTCTAAGTGCATGCCCAATTAGTTTGGCATCATTGCTCGTAGGTTCTCTACGCATAATCCACATATACTTGCCTACTTCAACTTTTGTAATTAGTCCTGTATCCATCATAGCTGTTATGATGTTGCTCGCTACATTATGCTTGCGAACCATTTCGGAACCTTTAAACTCAGTCATGTTAGCTATTTCATTCAATAGCTTCATATACTTTTCCTTTGTGCGTTTATTCATTTTTCCAAATATGTTTTGATGGTTTGTGTGAATTCTTCAAATGACCTGCACACCTTAACTGCATATCCTGCATTGATTAGCTGTGCATGAACGATTTTTTGTGTCTCGGAAAGCTTTCCCTTTTCGGTTTTCATCTCGATAAACAGCGCATGGTACGGGCCTGATGGTATGCATATCATCAAATCAGGCATACCTGGCATCGCACCTTCTGCCTTCAATATGTTCCACCGCTTTGCCCGTTGCACTGGTGTACCACCAATGAACACTCCGTTGGGGAAGGAAGCGATAAGTGTGCGGGGAAATGAATAGCGGAACCATTCCACACATCGCTGTTGTATTTTACTCTCCTCGTGTTTCATCAATTAGGATATTACTCATAGCAAGCCAAAAGTTACCCACGTAATCTTCATCAGCTGTGATTTTAATTACAGGCAAATGCTCTTTTAATTCCTGGTATTCCCAAAGTCCTACTGGATGTACCTCGTAATCACAGCCCATCGTGTGATGGGTATAGATGATGTACGTTGGATCTACAGCAATGTCAAACTTGACCATGTAATTCATGCTATGGTTAAGCGTGACCATGTAGAACATACGGTTATCATTGACTATCTTACGCTTTACAATATACACTTGCTTGCTGCCTATTTGCTTAATATCGTGGATATCGTAATCAGATGCCATTTCATCTCCAAAACTTTCATGCATTTCAAGGAAGTTAAGGTTAGCTTCAATCTCACGCCATTTCCTTTCTTTTTCATCCGTGTTGTAAATAAGCTTTACCCATTGAATCAACCGGTGATTAGTTACATTCAAATGTTTGCGGATAGCTTGGAATGGCAAATGGTGAAAGTTCTGCATGATATAGAGAATATCACTGCGCTTTGGCAACATATCGGTACGGGTGTACCCTTTCTTCTTGACAATAGGTCTTATAGTATTACTCATCACCTTCGTGTTTAATAGTTATTGATTTGACTACCTCACACACTGGCAGGTTCATTGCCTTGGCAAGATTAACCAGCTGTGCGAGCTTAATTGTGTTGGCATCAGTACACCAATTATACAGTGTCTTCACTGCAATGGGTGTGCTACTGCGTTGCATAGCACGGAGGAGGGCAGCCTTACTGCCCACCGTCCGTGCTATTAATCCGTTTAGTTGATTCTGTTTTCTCATTCCGTTTTTAATGCATTAGGATTAACTGAATAGAATACTTCACGATGGGCAATGCTGAAGTGATGCATAAACACCGCTTCTTCAATAGGCTCGTATAGCTTTTCACGCATTTCGATTTCCAACCGGTTAGCAATATCTTCGGCATCATCATACCGCTTTACATCGATATTGGTGTACATAGAATTGTGATGCACATCGATTAATCTAAAATCTTCAGTCATGCAACAGTATGACTTGCTATAGTTACCTGATGTGAAGAAGAAAGGAAGTTTGATCTCGGTGGTGCCTACTACGATAGGAGCCATGTGATTGATTTGAATAGTTGTCATTGTATTGAGGAGTTTTAAATTTCGAAATAGTGATTGCTTACCTTGGCATTGACAGCACTGTCAATCTCATCCTGCAGCTTGCGGTTGTTGCTATGGTTGATAGCATCAGTCACATCTACATCACCGCAAAACATGCGGTACTTGTAGTCTGCGCTAAATTCTTCAGGGTTATGGTAATCAGCAGCACGGTAGTAGGCTGCGTACTCAACCTCAACTACCAATGTCATTGGTGCGTGGTTGCAATCGAGTTCAAAAGAGAAATTCATTGTTGTGTGTTTTTGTTATATCTTTGACAAATGTAGGCAACTTTTTACACTATGCAAGTAAATATTTACCGCCATAGCAAATTTTAACAAATTTTAACAGGCATCGACTGCATAAAATACAATATATCAAAGCATTACGATGAATGGCTAAAGAAGGCTATAGGACTTTCACACGATAAAACAAAGGCAAGTGACCTGCTACATGAGGTGCTTGCCCGGTTAATGGATAGACCAGCACAGGATGTAGAAGATATTGTATGTGGTGGTAGGATAGAGCAATATGTAAATCGTGCATTATGGTTATCATGGCACAGTAACCGCAGTGACTACGCTGTGAAATACAGAAAGTACTACGAATTGCATGCAGATTATCAAGTTGAAGACAAAAAACAGGATGAAACGTGGATAGGTGCCTTCATAGATGGTGAATATTTATACAGTGCAATAGGCCGGTTAAGTGAATATGATGCTATTCTACTTCGTCTATATAGCAAACCTGATTTTGACTACAAAGAATTGAGCGCAGAAACTGGTATACCCTATGCCTACCTGCGCACATCCATACATAGGGCATTAAAAAGGATAAGAGAATATGTTAAACTTCAACGTGCCCTTGCACATTCAACGCGAGAGGCTGAACATTTGCAAAAGCTGTAAGTTCTACAAAAGCACTTTCGGCACTTGTGGTACACCATTAATAGGTGGCAAGGTCGAACCGGAAGAAAACAGTGTGACTTACTACAAGGAAAAGATAAAATTGTGCGGTTGTTTTATGGAGGTAAAAACAAAGTTCCGTTTTACAGCCTGCCCGGCTAACAAGTGGCACGCACTTGATATGAAGCCTGAAGAAATCCAAGCACTGGATGAGTTCATAAATCGCATAAACAAGGCCAATAAGATTGAACCTGATGACATGCAGATGCTGTATTATTGGTATAGCAAGATAACCAAGAAGCACCAACAAGTAAGTGGGTGCGCATCCTGCATACGTGACTTGATTAATGAGTTCAGTAGGCAACTTGGAAAATTAAATGAAACAAGATGAAGATAACACTTGCCAAAACAAAGATTTCCTTTGACTACGATGGTACACTATCCACTACCAAAGGGAAGGAGCTTGCAGCTGAAAAGATTGCAACCGGTCACGATGTGTGGATCATCACAGCACGACAGCGTGAAGATAACAATAACGCAGTATACCGCACTGCGGAACTACTTGGCATACCCCGTTCACGCATCAAGTTTACAAATGGAAAAGATAAGTGGCGATTTATGCAACGGTATGATATAGACATACACTATGATAACAACCAAGATCAGGTTGATAAGATAAACGCCAACACACTTACACGTGCAATACTCTTTAACTAAACAGCCATGCCATTACCAGTACCAACCTCAGAAGAATCAAAAAATGATTTTGTAGCACGCTGTATGAGCGATGCTAAGATGCAAAGTGAATACCCCGATGCACAGCAGCGCATAGCGGTATGCATAGTTCAATATGAACAGAAATAATTGTTTTAAACAAATCTTTACAACATGCCATTTGAAAAAGGTGTTTCGGGAAATCCGAATGGTAGACCACAGGGTGCAGTCAGTGAACGCACCAAAATGTGGAATGAATTAGGAGAATGGTTCACGCAACAAGGTGCAGCCAAGTGTATGCGCATTATGAATGAGATGGAAGATGAAGAATACATAAAGCACTACACTGCCCTGCTCGAATACTTCAAACCAAAACAAGCACGCATAACTCATAGCGGTGACGAAAAAGCACCGGTTGTAATACAGGTGCATTCCGACTTGTAACAAAAAAGAGGCAAAAACTACAATACAACAGCACATGAAGATTAAAGTTAACATAGCAACGAATGCAGCAGGTGTAACACTGGCTAAGTACATCGACTATCAGAATGCGGTCGATAGCATAGAAAAGGTGCATATCATCACAGGCAAGTCAACTGAAAGTATAAAGCTACTACAGATGCATGTGATAGATGAAATCATCAGCAAGTTTGAAGCTGCATTGCAGTTAAGCCCTGAAGGCTTTGAACGCAAGGTGCGTATAGGTGCAACTGAACTTGGTTTCATTCCTAACCTGAATGAAATGACCTTTGGTGAATACATCGACTTGGATAGTTCATGTAGTGATCTATACCAAAATGGAAAGCTAAATGGTGAGGCAGCACTAAAAATGATGTGCATCCTATACCGACCTATCAAGGCAAAGTTTGGCAAGTATTACGACATAGCACCATACAACACCACGGCAATATCCAAGTACCAGGATGATGTGAAGCAGTTAACACTTGCACATGTACTGAATGTACTGCTTTTTTTTTCGAGTTTAGAAATAGAACTATACAACAGTTCCCTCGAATATTTGGCAAAGGAGATAACGGAGATAGTGAAGGAGATGAAGCAGGAACAACCCCTGACGGCTTAGCTGTTTACGGATGGTTTCATATCATCGAATCACTGGCGGAACGAGATGTGACAAAGTTTGATGCGGTAACAGAGCGCAATGTGCTTGAGATATTTACGCATCTAACCTATTTGGCTGATTATGCCTATCTGCAAAAAGTAGAAATGAGAAAACGCAATAGATAATGAGTTCATATAACTATAGCTACAACGTCCTTATCAATCGCCTGGAAGCATTTGCTGCAGGTCACTTCATGATACGCAGGTTCACGCATGGTCAAATAGACCTTGCTGACCAATTGCAGGATGATCAGTACCCATTCATGCACGTTGTGCCGGAGCAAATTCGTCCTGTGGATGGTGGAATGCAGTTTGATTTCCTCATCATGTTTGCGGATATACCACGCGACAAGGAATATAAGGCAGAGTACCAACGTGAAGTAATAAGTGATTGCGTAAGGTTGGGGCAAGACCTTGTTGCGGAAGTTAAGAATGGATTGCAGCTGTTTGGATTTGATGTGCAGCTAACCAACAACCCAACGTTTGAGCCATTCATGGAAGAGCAGAAGAACACCGTTACTGGTGTGACCTTTACTCTTTCGCTTGAAGTACCTTGGGATTGGAGTGCTTGTGACATTCCCGCCATATGGACAACGCAAGGAGCTTCATCAGGTGGTACTGCTAATCCTTACGGAATCACACTACGCACAAATGGTGTCAACAACCAAGTGCAAAACATACTTGACCTTGTAGCCGGAAGCAATATTACCATCACTGACAATGGTGATGGCTCGGTTACATTCGATGCACAAGGTGATAGCATAGCGCACTATGTTAGCACGGAATGGAATGCTAACCACACCACAGCTACGGGCAATCCTTATGTGATTGGTGACCGTGTATGGTACAATGGCAGCGTATATCAGTGCATTGCTAATAACGATGCAATTAACCCAAGCAATCCATCGTACTGGACATTGCTTTCTGTTGGTTATCGTTTACGTCAAAACCCGGTTGATTGGAACGCGACAAGTGGTGACTATCAGATATTGAATAAACCAACCATTCCTGCGGCTCAAGTCAACTCGGATTGGAATGCAAACAGTGGTGTGGCTGAAATACTCAACAAGCCAACGATTCCTGCAGCACAGGTAAATAGTGATTGGAATAGTGTAAGTGGATTGAGTCAAATACTCAACAAACCATCACTTGCCACAGTTGCCACATCGGGAAATTACAATGATTTAAGTAATCTGCCCACTATACCTGCGGCACAAATTCAAAGCGATTGGAACCAATCTAACGTATCGGCTCTTGATTTCATCAAAAATAAGCCCACCATACCCGCTGCGCAGGTGAACAGTGATTGGAATGCGATTAGTGGTTTAGCACAGATATTAAACAAGCCTATTATCCCTGCAGCGCAGGTAAATTCCGATTGGAACGCTGTAAGCGGATTAGCACAGATACTAAATAAACCCACAATACCTGCTGCGCAAATACAATCAGACTGGAATCAAACGAATGTATCAGCACTTGACTATATCAAAAATAAACCAAGCATTGGAAGTGGCACAGTTACTTCAGTAGCACTTGCGGTGCCTTCTGCTTTTAGTGTTAGTGGTTCGCCTGTTACTACATCCGGTACACTGGCAATAACTGCTACGGGTACTTCAGCACAATATATTGATGGTACGGGAGCATTGCAAACAATGCCAACAGCGAGTGCAGGGTTAAAGCATGGCACCGCATCAGGTACGGATACGTATACAGTTACATTAAGTGGTGTAACTTCGTACACTGATGGTGATGCATATCTTATTCGCTTCACCAATGGTAATACCACAGGATGCACACTTAATATCAATAGCATTGGTGCAGTTTCCTTGTATCGAAACAATGACGGGCTGTTAATTGGTGGGGATATTTGGGATGGTGCTGAAATGCTTTGCATCTATAACTCTACAACAGGAGGTTTTCAATGTATCGGCACATCACCGAATAGCCTTTTTGCTTATGTGACCAATGCAGAAACATCTGCAACAATTACCAAAGGTCAACCGGTATATGCATTTGGTGGTACTGGAGACCGTCTAAAAGTTAAACTTGCATATAATACTTCTGATGCTACATCAGCACAGACAGTGGGTATGGTAGTTAGCACATCCATTGCACCAAATCAAAAGGGTATTATTATAGTTGCAGGTCAACTTGACAACTTATCTACCCTGCCTACTTCCACATTTGCTGATGGCGACCCTATCTATCTTGGCTCTACAGCAGGAACCATAACCAAAACAAAACCATCCGCACCAAATCACTTGGTATATCTTGGTTTTGTAACCAGTGCAAGCAATGGTAATGCAGGGCGTATGTATGTGCGTGTACAGAATGGTTATGAGATGGACGAACTTCACGATGTCCAATCTTCAGGAGCTGCTAATAACGATATCCTTTACCGCGATACCACGGCAAATTTGTGGAAACCTGCTTCGATTCCAACCATACTTGGATACACGCCAGTAACCAATGCGCGAACCATTAGTACCACATCGCCCCTATCAGGTGGTGGTGACTTAACAGCTAATCGTACATTGAGCATAGCGGATGCAGCAGCGGATGGATCTACAAAAGGAGCAGCAGCATTCACGGCATCTGACTTTAATAGTGCAAGTGGTGTTATATCCATTGACTACGCTAATGCTCAAAAAGCTACAGCAGCACAGCCTGGTTTTTTGACTGCAGCGGATTGGACTACATTCAATACAAAGCCTTCAAAGGATACGCTAATATTCACAGCTAACCCTAACGCCACGCAAGGTGCAGCATCAACAGGATATTGGGCTATTACGGGTAGTTTGTCATCAAGTGCCACTGAAAACTTTCGAAATGTGCTAATGCCAGTAGCAGGTACATTGAAAAATCTCTATGTGCGCAATGGCACCACCCAATCAGGAACTGGTAGCATAGTATTTACAGTGCGAAAAAATGGTGCGGATACAACAATGACAGTAACATTTACAAATGCTGATGGAGCAAGTGCAACAAAGAGTGATACTACTAATACGGTATCAGTTGTTGCAGGTGATTTAATTTGTATTAAAGGTGTGAATAATGCTCCAGCATCGGCAAGTGGTAATATAGTTAGTTTTTCAATAATCTTAGAACGTTCATAATATGAAAGCAATTCAACCGATTGATGTATGGGTTAACGGCACAACTGTGCAAGCTACTCAGCTAACGCTTACACTGGTATACGATAATCTTTCAACTGAAGGTGTATTTGAGTATCACTTAAGTGACACTGATAACAATTCATTGATTGAAGGTAGATTGCCTATTTCAGGTACAGATTATGATTTATGGGGACAATCATTAGATGCAAATGCGGATGCCTATGTATTCGCTGCCAACCAACTTAATCTTACGCTGATTTAATGGCTGATGATGCTTTCAAAATAGCATTGGAGGAATACGCAGCTGCGGTCGTTGAGCGTGCAAAGTCTAATCTGCGCATCAAACGCAGGGTGCGTGGCAAGGTGGTCAATCGTGTGGCATCAGGTACACTGTTAAACTCACTTACCTACAAGCTCCGCATCCGATATCGGAAGCCTACACTTGACTTCACCGTGGACAATGATGCAGCAGGGCAATATGCGGATGTGATTGAGTGGGGAAGAAGGCCCGGTGCAAGACCACCAAAATCTGAGTATATAGAAGATTGGTTAAATAAGAAAATCAAAATAGGCGCACTGAAATTACGCAATAATCAGGGGCAATTTATAAAGGCAACAGAAAGCAGAATTAAAAGTGCAGCATTCGCTATTGCAAAGAGCATAGGCGAAAATGG